AATAGTTTTCTGTTATGCTTTAGAGCGTCGCATACTCCCTCAATTTGGTATTTCCTTGGAGGATGAGAACAAATAGACTTCATATAATCTTTTACACCCTCATATGATATTCCCTCATTAATTTCAAAGGGAGCACCATAATAATCATTATCTACAAATTTATACGTGTAATCGTGTCTTTCACAAAAAGAAATTATTTTATCTAATAATCCTACATATATCTTCTTTGTTTTCATATCAAATAGGTGGATCTCTCCATTCCAATTCCTATTTCGATATTGAGGCATAAACTTTGCACCCTCTACCTCAAAGGTAAAGTGATCTCTCAACTCATACTCTATATGAGGTTCTGAATCAATTTTTAAAAATACTTCGTTAGATTTGGATATAACGACGTTAGCTGATGTATCAATCACCCATACCCATGCATCTATGGGTATTTATGAAGTTATGTCAAGCCCTCTCGACCAAATACTTTCTTGCTCTTTCAACTCCTTGAAGATCATCACCTAAATTGCTCAATCCCCTATTACAACTATCACAGATCCACCCCCTAAATTTACCTGTTTTATGATCATGATCAAAAACTATTCTTGAATTTTTCTGTTCTATAATATTTTCTAGTCTACCACACATATCACAATGGGTTGATTTGGGTGCTTTACATCTTTTCTTTGCTTCACGAGTTACTTTATTAATCATTCTTTCACATTCCTTACAATGCTGATAACGAAGATGTCCATATGAACTACCTTCACCTCGTGTACGAAAACACTCAATAGGTTTTTCTTGATAACATTTAGTACATTTTTTAGTTTCACTCATCAACCCAGTCCCGAATTAAAACGCATAAACTCTATTGCATTCTTAATTTGATATGTTCTGTTCTGTATCACTTTGAGAATGCTTTCCAAGTATACTAACATTGTATCGTAGTAATCTATTTTTAAATTTGAATTAGAAAGTTTTTCATCTGCGTCAAGATATTTGGTCATTGTATCCTTATCCCTTATCTTCTTCGGAAAAGGATTCTCTACATATACTTCTGGATCTGCTTTCCCACTAAAATACTCATACCGTTCATGACGGATATTCTTTCTTTGTTGTTCTGCTTTCTTTCTCAATAGAAAGATAGTATTATATAATTCAAAGTACTTTGCATGAAGAGAGGGGACATTCAATGATTCTTCGTGTAGATTATCTCTGTCGATCTTTGCATCTTTTTCCCACATCTCTTGAAGTGTTTCAAGAGTTACGCTCATATAGGATTATTTTCTAAATCGGTTATACTGTAGATAGTATACTTGAAACTAGCGTCTGCTGTAAAGTATTCAATGTCTGTATCGGTTGCATCAAATGATAGTGTAGACAGATTATAAGGGAAAAGATCTTTAAAGACAACTTGAAATTTTGGAATCAAATTACTACTCAAGATTTGTAATGTTCCATCTGAATAGATATTCATTCCAGCATCAGTTGGATATTTTATTTTTGCATCCTTTTGCAAATCATATATTTCCTTTAAACTTTCTGGAAACCCTAATCCTCTTATCCAGTTTTGTAATTCCATAAAGTTTGTAAGATCCTCATCAACTAAGAATCTAATATTTAAATCACCAAAATCAATTTTATCACCAGGTGTTGGTATATCTCTCAAATAATTTGGTTGTTCTGCAACACCAAGAGATAAGTCTGGTATATTTGCTACATTACAAAAGAATGCAACACCAGGACTCCTTTGAAGAGAGAATTTAAAACCAGTTGGTGATAGAAAATTTCTATTATCTATCGGAGTTCCCCTCGACATGATTATTCAGTTACTACTGTAGCATTTGCCCAATGTTTTGGTTGATATGTTATACCATTTCTAGTAACAGTTGTTGCTGCTTGAGCATCAGCATCTGATTTATTTGCATACTGCTTCCTATCAGCATACGTTTCTGTCCAAACATCATCACCCTTCCAATATACATCACCAATGGTAGGGTTCATGACACTTGAAGTTTTAATATGATAAGGCATCTTACTAAGATAGTTTTTAAGTATTTAGACAAAAAAAGACCCTCCCGAAGGAGAGTCTTTGGTGTAAGAGGATATATATCCTTTCTTCTTACATGAGGTTCTTAACTGCAACTCGTCTGTAGTAACGGTTTGTGTTAGAGTTAAGAGTTCCACCACCAAGGGTAAGACCTTGTGAGAATGGGTTCTCAACCATACCGTAACGAGTCTTAAATCCAATTTTGGGCTGGAATGTGTTCTCTCCAACTGCACGAACCATCTGTAGTGGAACGTATGGGCAATAGAACAATCCTGCGTCATATGGACTGGTTCCTTTGTAACCAACAACGTAGTACTGATTACCACCTGTTGGAACACCAGCAGGGTTGCTGCTAGTTAGGTTTGCAGCATATGGGTCAATGTATACTCTGTACTTACCTTGTAATGTACCAGCAAATGTATTACCAGTATCATCAACATTAAGGTTAGCATTAAGAGCAGGAGTGTAGTCGAGTACACCAGCCATTGTTAATGCAGAAGCAACATCAGCAGAACAAAGGATGATGTTACCCTTTCCTCTACGAGTTCTTTGTGCGATTGCGTTAGCATCTCTTTCGATCTGGAAGATCAAACCTTTGAACTTCTCAACAGACCATCTTCCGTTTGAGTCGATGTCTAAGTCAAAGATACCTTGAGTTGCTGTGTTTTGGATAGCACCTTGTTCTGCAACCTTGTAGATAGTTCTGATAACTTCTCTGTTAATTTCAGCAAGTATTTCAGTACTAAGGATGTTAGCAAGTTCTGCTTCAGCGTTAAGACCATGAATTGCTTTCAAGTCTTGAGCAAGTTCTAGACTGTACTCTGCCTTGAGTGCTCTGGACTTAGCAGTAACAGTAACCTTATCGATGGAGAATGCCATCTGGTTAAAGTTAGTTGCATCAGCAGTGCCGAGTTTTTCTGCATCAGCAGTGTTCATACCTTCACCGACGTTGTAGTCAGTCTTGGTAGCGGAACCTGTTGGGTTTAGAACTGCAGGGTTTGATCCGTTTTGAACGGTTGTACCCAAACCAACTGAACCATCAACAAATCCTTCGGTTGCAGCTGCTCCAGCGTTCTGTCCAGAGAATGCTGAATCTACTTCATCGTAGAATGTCTCGTCGCCAGTCATTGACTTGTAACGAGATCTCATTGCAAAGATTAGTCCAGTAGGACCACTCATTGGTTGTACACCAGCAACATCGTATGCAACCAAATTAGGCATTGCACGACGAATTAAGCTGATTAGAACAGGGTCGAAACCAGCAACTGGAGTTGAGGCACTAGCACTAAAACCAGCTACGCTTCCTGTGGAATTAGTGTTGTTTGTAGGTTGCTCAGTAAGCATTGAAGTGCCTTGTTCAAAGGACTGTTGCTCACGGAGGAATTTTTCTTGGTTTTCTAGCAGGACTGCGGTAACAGATCTTCTATGAGAATCTGTAATTTTATCTGCTCCTTCGTAATCAAGTAGAGGAGCCCACTTTTCCTGCAATTGCTCTGAATGGAACATTTGCTTTTTTTAAGTTGTAAAGTTTAAATTGATATTAAATTCAGTTTTTGCTAACCATAGACATTGATTTTAAGTATGCAGCCATTGAACCTGTCATATCGGCAGGTGCAGCGTCTACTCCTTCTGAGAGTGTCTCTGTCTTAGCATTTGGAGAAACTGCTTTCTTAGTTGGGAAATAAGATTCCTTCAAAGTTTCCAGTTTTTCACGATACTCTTCTTCACTTTCAAACTCCACACTTTCGGAAAGTGAGGCGAGCTTCTCTTTCTGAGTGTCTGCGAGACCCTCTGAAACTTGATCGAAGATTCCATCAGCCTGTGCGCCTGCAAGACGCTTGTTGAGTGAAACGTTCTTCTCAATTTGCTCGTTGAGTTTTGTTTCCATATCATCTAGTTTGTCTACCATACTCTCAAGTACATCATATTTTTCTTCAGGGATAGTTACATAATGTTCTTCAAAAAGACCTTTTAGACCAGTCATAAAGGATTCTGAAAGTTCCTCCTTAAGACCGCCCTCTACTGCAAGTTGATTCTCAGTGAACCACTCGTCAGCAACGTATTCAAGATAAGAATCAACACGTTCGTTGAGAACGCCTTTGATTTCTTCAACTTCTTCTATGAGTTTTTTCTCATATGCTTCATGAAGATGTTCTTGAATTTCTTGAACCTTTCCGTTGATAGCAGCTTCAAAGATTGTTTTTGCCTTTTCTTTGAAATCATCAGAAAGTTCTTCACCTTCTACAAGAGCTTGAACGTCTTGATCAACGTTAACCTCAGTATAAGATGGTGCAACAGCAACCTCTTCTTCGGTAACTGTTTCTTCCACTACTTCATCAGTCACGAGTTCCTCCTCGGAAACCACCTCATCGGTTACTTCAACCTCCTCGGCAGCGGGTGACTTAACTGGTGTTGCACTTGTTCCTGCAACTTGATCACCAGGTGTGGCGTTCTTGTTAACTACGTCCTTTACCTGTTTTAATGAACCACCAACTTCTTTTAATTTAGCGGAATCATCAGTTGGACTGTAGTTTTCAGGAGTAGGACCACCAAGATCTTCTACCTGTGCTGTACCTCCAGGTGTAGTTACGTTAGAAGCGTTACTTCCTGCGGTGGGTAGAGGATCACCAGCTGCTGCATTTGCGTTAACAGCAGTCTTGGATTGTGCTACGCCCCCGTCCATTTCCTGTAATTGTGTGCCACGAGACATTTGAACTCTCCGATTTACTATCTGTAGTGAAAAATCTATATTTATTTATAAAGTTTTACTTTACAATGAGTTTAGAAAATCATTGAAAAGATTTAACTTGTTCTCTTCGAGACGTTTTTGACTCGCAAGAGACTCAATTTTATTCTGAGTTTCAGTAGCAAGTCTCTCTCTGAGAATACTTCCTTCCCAAACCCATTCTTTACCTTCCATTATACCCTCAACAAAAGCATCGGGTGCAGATGGATCTGCAACAATGTCAGCAGCAGTTGCTAACATAAAATCATCGCCAACAACGTTAAATCCTTCTTTGGTTGGTTTTAATGAACCAATACCACGAGAAGATACGCCAAGTTTAACACCTTCTTTAATAAGAGAGGATGCAATCTGACCCATTGGTGTGTCGAGAATTTTTGCCTTTCCAACAAAATTGGAACCAGACTCTCTCAATGAAACAATCTTATGAGAAACTCTATCTAAGTTGACAGTTGGACTATCTGGATGACCCAACTCTCCAAGTGCTCTACCACTTGTAACATTGGATTCATTGTATCTACCAACTTCACGTCGAAGTGTTTCCATTGGATACATGCGACCATTTCTGTTGCAAATGTTTCCTTGTAGAAATACACCTTCAATATAGAGTGCTTGTTTGCCTGATTTTAATTTCTCAGTAATAAACTTAACTGACTCTATTTCTTCTCTAATGAGTTTCATTAGATACTTCCTCCAGCATTTTGAACTTGTTGAACATATAAAGTACCATTAGATGCTCCATCACCAACGGTGCTAACTTTAAATGCTTTTCTTGCTTCTAAAGTATTTTCTGGGAACAATCCTGTGCATATTCCAATCAAACTAGCACCACTAATTATAATTTTAGTTTGAACATCACCTAAGGTAACTTTCTTTCCAATAACATTATCTACAAGTAAATCTGTAGCATTGAAATAGGTTTGAGCATCAGTAGATCCTACCCCCTGTACAACTGTTAAATTTAAAAGATTACCCTTTACGAATTGTGCTCCATAACCATCAGGGACAGTCAAGGTTGCAACTCCAGTAACACCATCACCAACCGATGTAACAATACCAGCGATACTTTGAGAAATATTTTGTCCCAAAGAAATCACTTCTGGTTTATTGTTAACTACCACGGTGTCCGTTGTCGTTGCAGTTGGACTAGTATTAATCGCAACATGAGCAAAAGATGCACCAACTGCTACAACTCTTAAATATGGAGATTGTTGTGCTTGTACTCCAGTAGTTGACGCAGATCCCGAAATTGAAATACTTGCGACATTACCAATACCTTGAAACGCCATTATCGATTAGAATTCATTGTCTTATTTATTTATAATTAATCCTCAGTAGAACTATCTTCAGTATCAATTTCAGTTTCTACCCCTGCCTCTCTTTCAGCGGCTGCTTCACCACTTATTTCTGCTGCTGCATTTGCAACTGCTACTGCCGCTTCTTGATCACCAAAAGTATCCGCTGCAACATCGGGTCGATAACCATCAACTCTCTCTGCTGTTTTTGCAAAAAGCATATCTTTTATTCTATCACTAATATTGGATGGTGACTCATCAGCAATAATCATATTCATTAATTCAGAGTTAACGTCATTTTGATCGTCATTTTGGACATCATTTTGAACGTCGGTCATGTCAGTATCAGGCATATTTAAATTATGTGAGTAATCTTTAATATTTATGTATCATTCTCACTAGGAGTATCGACCTCATGATGAGAATAATTATAATCAGTTATCATAGCAAATAAATTGCTTTTATACCAGTTTAAAAAATCCATTTCCTCTGGTGGTCTACCTCCATTATATTTTTCCCAATTACTTTGATAATGACTTATAGAACTATAAATCATTCTTATTTCTCTAATATTTAATTTTTGTTCTGCATGCCAGTCCAAATCATCTTCTTGTCTACAAAAATCATAGGGATCTTTTTTCCCTCCTATAGACATTAGATCTCCCCGCCTTTGGGTAAAACTATTCCAGCATCAAATTCTGCTGCAGCACCATCAGCTTCAACTTCTTTTGAAGCAGCATCATCAGGATCTTCTTCAACAACTGGTTTTCCCAAATCACCCAGAGGTGCTCCTGTTTGTGGATCAATTGGTGCATTTGGATCAGGTATTATTCCTTTTTTAATTTCCTGTTTCATTATCTTATCTTGCTCTAGAATCTCCTCATCTGTTTGGCGAAGAATCTTACGTCTTAGATAATCTTGTGAAAAATATTTACCAATATATGGTTCTGCAGTTGCCGCAAGTGCTAATCTTTCGTTTAATAACTCTGCTTCTTTTAATTCTGTAAAGTGATTATCATATAAAAAGTCATATTGTATATGTTCACTCATTGTTTCCCAGTCTTCTGGGGTT